AGTGCTATGGAATTCTGACTGCGTACGGCAACCGCTCGCGAGCAATGTTCAGCAAGTTGTGTTGAGCCGTCATGCCATAACAGTTTTTCGTTGATCATGTTTTTTACTGACGGCGTAAATTTAAGTATTTCGCCATACCCAACGACTACCCTGCGGCGCTCTAGAGATAGCGGCCAGTGGTTGTCAACGGTTGGTGTGATCGCAAACTTGATTTGTAAGTTAGCGCACAGGCGCTCAACGTGGCTCAACATTTCGCTAAATGTGTCGGCCACAAACTCAACTGTTGCCACCGTGCGCCGATCAGGTAAAGCCACGCAACGCACCGCAAAATACCGTGTGTCATCAAGGCTGGTCTCAATTGCTACCGTGCCGCCGTCTGGTATTTCGCCCTCGTACTGCAAGGCTGGCCACTGGCCCGGCTGTATCCAAGATTTGTCGCTGGCAACCCACAAGTTACAAGACGCACGCAGGAACGCTGCTCGATCAGGGTTTTCTGACTCTGCTAGCAACGTGGCTTCGGTCAAAGTTATGCCTAGCGCTGGGTTGCCATAGACCCATGCCTCTGGGGTCATCGGGTTTATGTCTGGCGGCGGTGACCACTCTGCAAAATAAAACGATGCGTTTTTGCCTGTGTCAATAGCGCGCAAACCTTGCTCACGCCAACGCAACATTGCTGTGCTTGCCTCTGTGCCAGCCGTTGACCACATAGACAACAGCGGTGAAACCTGTGCCCGTTGAGCCGGCAACAGACCGCCGTCTATAACCTCGCGCGAAATATCCCACATTTCATCGGCCACCACAAGCGATGGGCTAGTTCCGTGACCCACAGAATTATTGGCGGCGCGCACCAGCCAAGTTGAGCCGTCAGGCATCGTTACTCTGTTACGCCCATATGATTTCATTAGGGTTGCGTTAAAACGCTGTTCTAAAATAGGCGATAGTTCGTCAAATAACATGACGGCTAGATCGAGCCTGTGCGCGGTAGATAAAACAGTCTGTTTCTTGCCACGTATCTTTGGCATCTCTGTAAGCCACCAACCAATAAGAGCTGTTAGCGCAGTGGTCTTACCGCACTGGCGCGCCGTAGAAACAAGGCTTACTCTGTTAACTAACTCAAAGTTTTCGTCATAAAGCAGCTGACCGTCAAGCGCGGTGTACTGCCAATCCATAAGTTCCACGCCCAGATGCTCACTGGCAAATTCCCTAACTTGCGGCGCGAACGATCCCACGTGATCGGGCCTCGATGTTTGCAATCGTGGCTGTGCATGACCAATCCCTGCCGGTACTGGCTGGTTAGGGCTGGTTGGGATAGACAAGACTTGGGTCGGGGTGATGTTTTCTTTCTCAGAAAAAAACGTTTTAGATTTTGGCATTTCTATTGCATGGTTTCGCATTGCTTCTGCTCTGGCGTGGCTTACTGATCGGTTGCGTTGTGCTACTTCTTTGTGACCTTTTCTGTTATTGCACTGCGCGCAGCAGGGTTGCAAATTGTCAAGCGAGTGGTCTCCGCCGTTCATTAACGCAACGATGTGGTCTACTGTGTCGGCTGGTCGGCCGCAGTAGTTGCAGGTGGGGTTGCCTTGCAGAATTATGGTTCTGTTGCGTTTGTATTCTGGGTTGCTGTGTTCTTTACCCATTGCTACCGCGCCGCAAGCGGCTTGCTCTCGTTTGATGTTGTTGACGTGTCATGTCGGGCTAGTCCTTTGTGTCGGTTTGTTAAGTGTATGTCATCTGTATGTGTGATTACAGACAAAGTGATGATGCTCTACCCATCGGGCTGCCTCAATCCGATTACCTTGCACATCTGCCTGATTATGTTTACAGGCCGCCCCAACGCATAGCACATCGCCTTTTGTGTTGCAGGTTTTGTGCGCGCTGGTCTAACTGCGTTACCGCAGGTCATCCAACCGCGATGCGACTCGCTTAGGTATCCGGTTACTAGCCGATTGTGTTGCGTTTAATGACGTTTCTTATCTGACCTAACCATCAAGATTGCCCAAACTGTTATAACAGCCAGCAAGCCCCAGACCGTGCGACTCATGGCATCTCCCTGCGTAACGCTTCGTGGGCTAAATACAACTCATCTGTAAGGCGCTCTACCTCGCGCTGTAGCCAGTCACGTTCACGCGCAATAGCGCTCATGTGGTCATGCAAACGGTTGTATTCCTCGCGTGGGTCGTTCATTTCTTTAGCCCATCTATGACGGCTGAACATTGCCCAGCAGTAAGTGTTTCTACAACGCAATCATCTACCTGCAATAGTTTGTGGATGTAGTCGAGCAGCTGCAGATCATCCCAGCCCTTGCCACGTGCTAATGACTTGAGAAACCCAATCTGCTTAGGTGTAGCACTGCCATGACTATCTGGTTTAGCCGGCGCACTGTTGATGCGGTTGACCTTTTCCATCTCTGTAACTGATGCACGCTCGCCTGTGTGCCCTATGCGGCTGTTACTGATCGCACGGCCAATGGCGCTGGTTTCGCAGTTCTCTAAGAAACTAGTTTTGTTTACAGGGCTGTTGCCAAAGACCTCCTCTGCATAGCCTGTAGCAATAAGTCGGTCATCGTTGTTGTAGCACTCTGCGCGCATGATGATTGTTGAGCCGTCATAGTGGTGGATTGACGTGATGATGCGGCCGTCTGGGTATTCTGCCCACCAGCGCACTAAGCGTTGTGCAACAGTTTCGTACAGGCTTAAGTCAAAGTGTGCCATTAGCAAGCCACCCAAACAATTGCGTTACGGCCGTACCGTGTTTTACGGCGTGTGCCGCTGTCAACAATGTACGCGTCTCGATGCAAGCCGTTTATGCGCGCTGACACCGATTGTGCAGGTAGGTCTAATAGCACACTGATTTCGTCTGCTGTCATGCCTTTGGCTTCTGTGCGTCCAGCCCACTTAATCCAAAAATGGACTAGTTCGCGTTGTTTGCCTGCGTGTGGTTTAGCGGCTTCGCCTGCTTCGCGTGACGTCTCCGGTGCGTTGTGTGCAATTGCTACAGATGGATGATTGAGCGCAACTTGTGTGCGTTCTCCAGCCAATCCCAAAGTGGTTGTAAACATTTCTAGTTGGTCGCTCATGTCGGGTTCTTTCTCTTAGTCGGGTTTATTGGTTTGACCTTACTACACGCTTTTAGGCTGGGGTGTAACCATAAGACTTTTTCTGGGTTGTGTCTGTACCTTGTGCCGTGCATTGTTAGACCGCATAATTTACAAGGCGCGTATAACATTTATGGCCGCCTTTAGCACGCTGGCGTTAAATCTGTTTTGCTCACCGCCAATTGTCATGTGTGCGTCATACATCAGTACCAGTTCATCAAGCAAAATGCTGTGATCTGGTTGCTCTGGCTTCGGCACGTGGTTTGGTCTAAAGATGTCATCTATAAATTCTTTAAACACTTTGTTGTATTTGTCTGAATAAGTTTCTGGGTACATCTGTCGGGTCTCCTCTGTTATGCCTGTTTCGGGATATGGAATATCAGCCATATGTGCTTGACCATGCTGACCAGCCGACCATACGGTAAAGGTGTAGCGCGGCTTTAATGTTCACATCAGGGTAAAACAGATTGTCGAGTTTTGTAATAATGCCAGCCTCAATTAGCCACGTTTCGTGTACGCCGTTTATTTGTAGCAAGCCTCGACTGCCACCGTTTGAGTCTTTACCGTTCCAAGCCATTGGGTTGCAGCGCGACTCGCGAAACATCACACGCGCCAACACTGGTGCTTGATCTGCTGGCCAGCCTGCCGTAATTGCATCAGCCACGTACTCTGCACAGCCTTTTGGCACGGTGGTGGTTGTAGCCGGCGCAGCTGTCGTGGTGGGCACAATGCTTGTCAGGGTTATGGTCTGTTGCCCTGTGGTCTTTGGCAGGCTGTCAGGCGCTTTGTGAGCGTCCCAGAGCAGGGTTAAACACGCTAGACCGCTAAGTGCCCATGCGCCTAATTTGATCGCTAAATAGGTCATTTTTTCTCCAATTGGTAAGGGGTTTGCCATGAGTCACCGATTGCGTCTTTAAACGCAATTTGTGCGTGTAGCACTTTGTCGGTCTCTGGGTCACGGAATATCTGAACAAGCACGTGTTGTTGGCTGTCCATGATGGTTGTGTAAACCTCGTAAACGTATGTTTTTGCGTCTGCCATTGCATCTCCTATCGCCGGTGTTTCCACCATAGGGCATCAGTGTGGCAATTCGGTGAATACCCTTTTAAACGCTTGCTGTATAAGGTTTGCTGGCTGATTAACAAACATTGGTGAAACCTCTACGTGCAGCCAATCGCCACCCGGCGCGCCGTGTATCTCTGGCTTGCTGTATGACTTCCACGCTTGACGATCACAACGCCAGCCGCGCCCAAACGCTTTAGGAAAATAATCAAGCACGCACTCAACACCTAACTCGTTTGCATTGGCAAGCACAATGTTGATAAACGCAATAGCACCTTTACGGTTTGCTTTAGGTTGTTTCTCTGACATCCTGTACGACAAGTCAACGGCTCGACCAGTCGCGTGCACACTTAAATTGGTTGAGCCGCGCATATCGCGTATTCCCCAGCTGCCGTTATTCCAAAGCGCGCCGCCGCTGTATTTGATTGCTTGACGTATCCACTCGTCCATGCCGGGTATTGGGCCTGCAGCTGCGCCGTCACTGTTACCTGTGTACGGCCGTGAGCCAACAACTTTAGGGTTGGCTGGCAGTATTGGCATCTGCTGGTTTCCTTTTCAGTCCGTTAGCGGCAACAAGTCCAGACAACGTGCCAGTCATAAAGATTGACAATGTTTTTAGCAAGTCGATAAAGGCTGCGTCATTTGGTGACTGCTCTACAGGCTGTGTAACAAATCCTAGAAAGTACACAAAACCAATTACGGTGATTGCAAACGTTACGGCAATTGTGCAACCGACAAACACGATCATGCGCGCGTGTAATAGTTCTATTTCTGCTCTTTGCCTAGTCATTAGTTACCCTTTCGCATTGTGTGATAGTTGAGCATCGTGTCATTGGGCCTGTTTTAGGCGCGTTTTGGCGTGTTGTTTCGCAAGCGGTCAGGACAAGTGCAAGCATGACGCTAATCCGCAACAGGCGCAAATTCATTAGATGGCTTTGGTAGTGCAGCAATTTCGTCTGCTGTTAGTTCGCGTGTAACGGTTTCGCCTGTAATGGCATCGTGAAACGTGCCTAATAACGGTTCAGTGTTGCTCATATGTTAAGCCTTTCGGTATCCGTAAACGGTGATAGTTCCACCCGTCATATTGCCAGCAACAGTCAAAGTAAAACCTGTGTACGCAGTAGCAACTCCGTGATAACCACCAATCGTGCCAGCAACAGTTCCCGTGTACGAACCATTAAAATATGTGTATTTTGCAAGATTTGGGTTAATAACATCAATGTTAATAACAGTTGAGTTTGTAGAGGTTTCACCAATGTAACTCCAATTTGCGCCATTGTTTACGGATGCAAGAGTTTGCCCTGCAGTTGCGTAATTAACATATGAGAGAAATTGATAATAATTTGCAGTAGATCCAGTCAATATCATCGCAATTGCTTGTGCTGTATTACCTGTCCCACCACCAACAACAATTTTGTAATTATCGTAAGTGCTGTTGAAAGCATTAGCAACTGCCACAGAGGAAACGGAAGTTCCGATTGTCGCACTCGTTACATACACCAGACCGCTGTTAGCCAAATACGTGTTGGTATCGGCTGCGGTTAGCGTTTCGCCAGATGTAAATGTTTTAACAGCCATAGTGTTTTTATCCTAACGCAATAGTCAAATTAGTAATGTCATTTAGAACGATACGCCTAGCCTGTTTTGGTTCAGCACGCCGTATTGGGCACTGTTTAAAATAAATTCTGCATAAACGGACATACGGGACAAATACAAAGTAAACACAGTTTGGCTAGGTGTAGCAGAATAACTAATGCCCTCGATTGAGCAAGTTTCTGTTGTCGTTACGGCAGTGCCCGGCACAACGTATTCCAAATAGATGATCGAGCCTTGCGCGTAGTTGTTTACGAGACTGGCTACCCCAGCGTTTACTTGCATTACATCGGTAAATGTGACCTCAAAGCGTAGATCGTTAGGGTCAGATGCAGAGTTTGCTAACCATTGCGCTCTGGTTTGTGCTTCGGAAACGGTGTTATTTACTGTAGTTACGCTGTTGAACCGTGCGCCGTAAGCGGTGACGCTAGCTGCGTTTGTTGCTGTTTGATCGGCTACTACTGGTGGGTCAACGGTGACTGTGTTAAGAAAGTTTTGTCCAGCCGATATGCGTTTAAATTGCTGATATAGCACATATTTATCGCCTGTTGACGCGCCTTTGTCTGGCTTTAATGTGACCGCGTTTGTTACAGCAGTGCCAGCAGTTGAGGCTATGCGCAACCTGTTTGCGTTGTCCTCTAAATATAGTTGACCGCCAACAAAATCTGTTTTTAGGTTTGTGTTAATTCTTGCTGCCAATGTGCCTGTGTAGGTATCGGCAGCAGCTGTGGCGTTACTAGTTCCTGTAGGTATCCAATCCATACCTGTAGGCAACGCACCTGATGCCACCGTAAACTGGTTATACATTTGTTTAAATGCAAAATCGGCTGTTAGCGCAAAATTGGTTACTTGGATACGGCCTGCGCGTGTCATCCAATCATCAAGAATTACTGTTGCAGTCGAGTTTGTGTTAGTGCCGCTCGATGTATTTGTGCCAGGTGCGTCATCGTATTGCACCTCTGAAACCCAAAAGAATTGGCGATCTGCCTGATACGACAACAAAAATGCTTGACCCACTGGCCAATCGGCTATCTGATTGTTGTTGTTAGAAATGGTTACAACAAGTTGCGTGCCAGAGTAATCATCTAAATAGTTTTGTTTGCCTCGAAATCTTGTAAACGATCTGACTTGGCTAATTTTGTCAACGTAACTAGGTACAGATTGCAGTGCCCACGTAATCGGCGCGGCCATTACATTGCCCGAGTGTTGATTGGCACAGGGCCGTTACTGCGCACATAGCGTTGCAAAGCCAACACAATCTGGTTGGGGTCTCCACCGTTCACGTTTATTGTGATGTTGTTTGTGCCACCCATTTGACCCATTTTTGACAATGGAATTACGGCTTCTGGGCCTGCCTCGCCAATCATTGCCAATGTTGGGCTGTTTACAATGCCACCGCTAGCCATTTTAGGAACATTTATTCCGCTGCTAACGCTTGCGCTGTCACCACCAAC